TTCATTAACTATAGAGTCTTTGTAGACCCAAGTCAATTACTTTGCAGCCTTAGCTTCTTTACGTGCGTTCTTTTCAGCAGTAATTTCGTTACGGCGAAGCTTAACTAGTTTAGAAACTTCTGCAAGAGCCTTGCGTGAACGTGTACCTGCGGCCGAATTACCACCTGTAAATTTTGCGTCTTCTGCTAAGAATTCTGCAAATGTTGTTTGTAGTTGTGCGTTTGTTGTTGTCATATCATCTTTCCTTTTTTGGTCTTCCTCGTTTCTCAATGTGTGCAGCTTCTTTAGATGCTTGTAATGAAGCTGACCAAAGAGCTTTTTCTACAACTTTGAGTTGTCTTAATATTCTTCTTAAATCTGCTGCGTTTCTGAAACTTTGTTGTCTGGTATAAAGCACGTTGGTATTATGTAAATCTATCAACATAGTTACAAACTTATTATACGTTTCTTTATATTCCTCTAGTGCAGACATTTATCCTTATGCCTCAATGTAGTCGACGTCATTTGAGTAACTGGTAAAACCGTTCTCTTTGATAACTCTAAGAACGTTGTTTACTCGACCAATTAATTCATCCTTGTGTGATATTAAGTATATATTCTTATTTCGTTCCCTGGCCATCTTCTTTAGAACAGCTAATCCGGCTTCTACACCCGCTGCATCCATACCGGCATCAATCAATTCGTCAATGAACAATAGATTTATATTCTGATATAAGTTTTCCCATACATCACGGAATGCAAAACTTAGTGATAGAATCAATCGATTTCGCTCACCTCGACTTAAATTATCAAAATCTAAGTCTTGACCTAACTGAGTAATTTCTACATTTAGATCGTTTAAGAATATTACCTTATGCGGCAATCCTAGTTTGTCGACATAATATCCCAGTCGCTTGTTTAAGTATGTCAAGTTTTGATCAATGATCTTTTTACGGATAAAACTATCTTTGTTTGTTAACAATTTTAACAAAAATTCTTGATGATCTCGTAATTTAACAAGCTCGTTGATTACATCCCATTTGATTTCTTGTATGGCAGTTTTCTTTAACTCTTCAATCTGTTCGTCGTACGGGTTGTGTTCATCACACTTATTGGTTAGTTCTCTTTCTAAATTGTCTAAGTTGTTTTTATGTCCTAATGCCTCTGCTTCAGTTTCGTAAAACGTATTAGGTTTAGGCGGCATTTCTCCCGTACCCAATTCCTCTACGATCTTCTTAAGGTCCTGCGAAACTTTATCAAAGTATTTCATCGCATCGCCTAGATGATGCACAGCGGTAGTGGTCATTTCTTCGTGTTTATGGTCGTGCAGTTCTTGTTCACATGCGTGACAAGTTTTATTTGCTAGACTTTCTAATTCTTTTTCGTATTTCTTAACAGTTTTTTCAGCTTGCCCGATTGCAGAATCTAATGTTGCTCTCTGCTTGTTTAAGTTACGTATCTTGGTATTGTTTTCGTCCCAAGTTTTTAATGCAATGTGAGACTGTAGCTCAATTTCAATATCTACACTTTCTAATTGCAGTATTGCTTTGCCAAAACTTTCAAGATCTTTATCTTTCTTAGTTTCCCATGCTTTGCTTTTGATTACAAGACTGTCAATGCTTTTTTGTACATTATCGTTTGCACTCTTTATACTTTCAATCTTAAAAGTTTCTGCCTGAATAGTATCTTTAATTGACTTAACTTCTAATTTTAGTTTTTCTGATTTTTCACTTAGGATTGTAATGCCAAGTAGCTGCTCAATAACTTCTCGCTGTTCAGCAGCCCGCATTGATAAGAAAGGTTCTGTGTAGGTATTCAGCGCAACTAAATGCTTAAACATTGTGTGCGACATTTCCAACATAGTGTCAATATATCGTTGCGTTTCTCTGCTGTCACCTTGGCTGTCATCATCATCATTAGCTGATTTTTGCTGAGCATCGTTGACAAACAGGCGCATAATATTAGGTTTGCGGCCTCGCTCAATGCGATACAACATATTATTCTTTTCAAACTCAACCGTGACTAGCATGCCTTTGCCGTTAGTCTTATTAATTAAGTTTTCTTTTTTAATGTTTGTTAATGCCTGTCCGTACAGTGCATAACTTAGTGCGTTAACAATAGTTGTTTTGCCAGTACCATTTCGACTACCGCTGTCATCTCCGCCTAGATCTAAGTTAGCACCTAACACCAATGTTAGTTGCTCTTTGTCAAAATCTACTGCTTGTGTTTGATTACCTACTGATAGGAAGTTTTTAACTGTAATATTTTTAAGTTTTAACATTTATAGACTGTTGTAAATTGCTAGTAGAGTTTTTGCATCAATATTGTCTGAGTCAATGTTGAGTAGTTGCTCTGTTACAATCTGATCAACGCTTTCAAAACTAGCATCCGGGTTATCATCAGTACCGGTTTCGATATTATTTTTTTCTTGAATTAGACTAATTTCACGTATATCGTGTTCTTCGACATACGTTTCTTTTATAAAGTTAGCTTCTTCGTAGCTAATATCAATGTCTAAGTTAACTTTTAGGTACATCTTAGATTTCATGATGTTATCTTTATCGTCAATTAATTTGCTTAATGACAATGTTCTATACTTCGGAGCATCGGCCCACGACTTAAACGTGGGAACACCGCCCCATTCTAACATCATCATACCTCGATCATCGTCCCAAGTATCTGCAAAGTTATGGGGAAATGCGTTACCAATATACCAAACCTTGCCTTGATTTTGTCGTTTATGAAAGTGGCCGCTAAACACATAGTCTTGATGAGTAAAATGTTTAGCCTGCAATTCACCATGATCCGGCATTTGTACCATTGCATTCATATAGAACAAAGGCAGTTCAAAATGCCCAAACATATACTTGCTTTTAATCTTGCTGATGTTTTTCCATTCGTCACCTACTAGCCAAGGCACTAGGGTAACATCTCCTTCAGTCATGACTTTATCGACTACAGTCACCCCGGGTATGTGTTTACCGAATGCCGAGCTGTGAATATCTCGTTTATCTTTGTAAAACAAATCGTGATTACCCGGAAACCAATAAAAATTCTCAAATGCGTGTCCTAATTTCTCTAGACATCGCATTGATGTATCCAAAGTAATTAAGTTAATTGAATTACGATTGTGGTGCCAGTCTCCAAGGAAGATTGCTGTTTCGCAACCAGCCTCCTTGGATTCTTGAATAAACCAATCTACAAAATCTTCGCAATCTTGGTTATGAGTTGCAGAATTTGATTTTAGACCAAAATGTATATCTGTAAAACATGCTACTTTCTTAAAAAATGACATTAGATTCTCTCCTATGTCTAGTGTAACAGATCTTGTAAAGGTAAATCAAGTGTTTTCTTCTTCATCCTCGATACTAGTTTCTTCAGATTTTGGCATACGTATATTTTTGTATAGTTCTGCTTGACGTGCTGTTTCTTCGGCAAACTCGGCTTGCGTTTGTCTAGTCAAACTAGGTGTTAGTCCTGCAATTTCTAGTAGGTCGTCTCGAATGTTTTGACTCTTCTTTTCTAAGTTCAACACCCGAGTGAAACTATTTGTTACCGCGGCTGTGTAGTAAGCAAATGGATTTTCTGATTTTGATTCATCAAATTGAAGGCCGATTTGCGATAGTTGTAAGACTGCCTGTCCCCGCATTTCTTCAACATAAGTATAGCCCCGCCAATTACTGCGCTGTGCATATCGCTCGCTTAGTTTGATATACATCTTACCCAAGTTTTCGGTAATTCTACCGTGATCTTTGTTGAAACTTCCCCCGTCAATGGTGCCCTTCCAGTGGCTTTTTCCAACGCAAATAAGCTCATCATTTTCGTCAAACTTCCAATGTTGGAAAGGTGGAAAATTAACTTTTTCGTGGCCGTCAGCTACACTTTTGACAGTCTTCTTGCGTCCCGGCGCCATCGGAATATGATCAAATGTCATTATTCTAATAACAACATCTGTTTTGGCAATAGTTTTATAGTCCGGAGTTACTTCGAGAAGTTTTATCTTCTTGTCTCCGCCTAGCCTAGCTGCTACAAAGGCTTCTAGACCTAATCGTTTTGCTTTAATTCTTTTAGCATCGGCAATGGTTCTAATATTAAGTTTATCTAAACTTGGTAAAATTAAATCATGCTGATGATATTCTGGTTTAGTAAAACTACTATATGAGCATTTACTTTTATGAATTTCTGCCAGTAAGTCTCTATTGTTTAAGTATTTTACTTTACGTCCTGTGGACAGTGATGTGGTTACAACGGTCATCTATTCGCGACCTCCTTACAGTTATTATAAAGTATACAGATTGATAAAGTCAACCTATTAGTTAACTATACACATTATTTATTGGGTAAATAGTGTATAAGGAAAATATTATGGCAGATAACAAGCCGGGATTTTTAAGCACAATTGGTGACGCCACCATGAGTGTTGGAAGAGGAATTGCAGATCAATCCGGATTAACTAGACTTGTTGGTACACTTAGGGAAAGACGTCTTGGTCGAAAGACTGGTGCAGCTCCATCTCCTCCAAATTTTGATGTTAGGTTTATTGGCACTAAAGATTTTAGAGTAAAGATTAGAGTACCTAGTGAATATCTTTACACACCGGGTATTGCCTACACTGATCATTTATTTGATATACAGGGTATTGTATTTCCTTTTACACCAACCATCTCACAAGATTACACTGCTAGCTACGCATCAGTAAATCCCACTCATTCTAACTATGCATTACATTTTTATAAAAGCAGTCAAGCTGGTCCAATTTCTATTACTGGAAAGTTTACTGTTCAAAATAACGATGAAGCATACTTGTGGTTGCAGACAACCCACATATTAAGAGCACTTACTAAAATGAAATTTGGTGAAGATGCTAATGCAGGATCCCCACCACCAGTTTGCAGATTTGATGCCTACGGTGAACAGCAGTATAAAAATGTACCAGTTGTAATATCTAGCTTTAGAGTTGATCTACCAGACAGTGTAGATTATTATGCAACTAAGATGGATGATCGGTTCGGCTCCGGAAACAAACCAACCGGTACTATGGTACCAACAGTATCACAAATTACAGTTACACTATTGCCGATGTACAGTAGAAAAGAGTTATTGGGTCTAAAACAAGTCGATGATTATATCGGAGGCAGTCCTAACTTAAGAAGAAAAGGATTTCTATAAATGGCAACTTACAAAACTACTAGTCCTTATTTTAGTACTCCTATAACAGACGGATATTTAGATATTGCAGCATTTAGAGATATTCCTAATGAGCCCACCGATATACTTTACGAAATATTAGTGCAACATCAATATCGTCCTGATCTGTTAGCATATGATTTTTACGGTGATGTAAAATTATGGTGGGTATTTGCCGTTAGAAATAAAGATATTCTTAAAGATCCTGTGTATGATCTTGTTGCCGGCCAAAAAATAAGAATACCTCAACTTGATAATTTAAGAGCACTCGGTTTATAACATGGCAGAACAATCTCCTAATGTAGAAAGAAAAACAACAGATCCAAATCCACGTGCAAGGATAACTCCTGGTACAGCACCACAGTGGGTTGCTAATGTTGATATTACTGGAGACGCACCTACTCCAGCTGCCGCGGCCAACAAGTCGGAAAAAATTGAAAAAAATATCTTACACGAGTTTAGAACATTTACTTACAATTTTACTTTAGCAGCATTACCTCCTACAGGACTTACAAATAATTCACAAATTAAAGCTGCAACAGAAAATTATGTTATTCTTAAATCTGCTGGTAAAAATCTTAAAGGTATAAGCGGCAGTGGAAAGACACAACAATTTAATGAGAGGAGTCCTGGCCGATTTGACATGTTTATTAACAATGTTGAAATAGAAACTATAATGACGGCTAATAATGTTACTAACATGTCAATGGCAACAAAACTGTCATTTGAAGTATATGAACCTATGAGCATAAACGGTTTTATGGAAGCATTACAAATAGCGGCCGAAGCAGCCGGCAATAAAAATTATATGTCTGCTGCATTTGTATTAAAAATGGAATTTACAGGATACAAAGATGACGAAACTGGTCCGTCTACTCGAATTACAACACTTAAAGAGGAAGGTACTCGTCATTTTGTTATATTAATAACAAAAGTCGAAGCTAAAATGGACGAAAACGGTACTCGTTATCAAGTCAAGGCAATTGCAAGAAACGAAGTAGCGTTTTCTGATGATAACGTTATTAAAGAATCTATTCAAATGAAAGGTGCAAACGTTGTTGAAGTATGCGAATCGTTGATAAAATCCCTAAATCTTGCCTCTGAGCAAGCAGCCAAGGCCGAATCAGCCTCTCAAGATAAATTATTTGATTCTTATGAAATTAAGTTTCCTACCCCTGATTGGGCAAGCGGTAACTTTGACTATGACACTCCTTATGAAAAATTTAAGAAAGCTAGAATTCAAGAGCTTACTAATAATCCCTCCATCTTTACATTTCCTGCACCTGGCTCAGTTAAATCTGCATATGACCAGAATCCCAGCGGACCTGATTACGCCGGCGGCGCAGCAGGTGGCGGTCGCGGATTTGTAAATCCGCCACTAGTAGTTACTGTTAATAATGACGGAACAGACGCTAAAAAGCAACCAGGCAATGAATCTAACTCGTACGATCCTAATATATCTAGTGTAATGTTTGCTAAAGGAGCTAAGATTCCTGACATTATTACAAGTGTTATTAGAGATAGCAAATTTGGTAGAGATATTATTGACAACGCTAAAAAAATATCAGACGATCAATTTATAGAATACTTCCACATTTCTGTAGAAATGGAAGTAAAGGACAAATGGAATCCGGTGCTGTTACGACCTACTTACATTTATCGATATATTGTATTGCCTTATAAGATGCATATTTCACGATTAGCTTTATACCAAAAAGAATTAAGTACATCGGAACAAAATACTTTGATTAAAAACTACGTTAGAAGAAAATATGAATATCTATACACAGGAAAGAACCTTGATGTTCGATCATTTAATTTAACATTTAATCATTTATATTTTCAGGCATTTCCTAGAAGTATGAATAACGCAACGTTTGGCCCACTTGGCGGAGATGATGAAAAAGCTAAGACCGGAGTAGCACTTACTGCAATTTCGGGATCTAACGAAAAATCCTCACCAACAGTTCCAAGTAGTCCTAGAGTATCTGATCCTAGACGAGCTGATATCGTAGGCCCAGGCGGCAATGCAACTCGACCTGAATATGATTCGTACGATGCGTTGGTTAAAAATATGCATCAAGCAATCTTAGATAATATGAGTATGATTAAGTGTGATTTAGAAATTTTAGGTGATCCTTATTTCTTATGTACAGGCGGCGTCGGTAATTTTAGACCTAAGATTATTGATCCAACAATTACCGACAACGGAGAAGCTCCGTATCAAGTTCATAATGTTATGGTTGTTGTAGAATTTCGAAATCCCGAAGACATTGATCCTAATACTGGAATGGTTATTTTTGATAGTAATCGTATTCCGTATAACGGTTGCTATCAGGTTACTAAAGTCGCATCTAAATTTCAAGACGGTTTGTTTACACAGAGATTAAACTTGGTAAGAATTCCAGGTCAACCCGTCCTTGCTAACGGCAGCGGTGGCCCAGTTAGCTCTACACCAATCTTTGCCAATCAAACCATTACCACTAACTTTGTTTCTTCGGCCGAAGCATAAACTATGTCACAATCAAAACGCACCATTACAAAGTTACCGCACCCTGGCCCGTATATTGCTAGGATAACAAGCCATCTAGATCCTACATTTATGGGAGGAGTGGAAGCGGTACTAGAACAAGGTACACTTAACAATCCTGAATACCAAGATTATGTATTTCCATTGCAATATTTAAGTCCATTTTACGGAGTTACCTCGTCAGATTTCGAAGGTCCTGATGAAAAAAACTTTTACGATGTACAAAAAAGTTACGGAATGTGGACGGTTCCGCCAGATGTAGGCACTAGAGTTCTTTGTATATTTGTTGACGGAGATACTAATCAAGGATTTTGGATTGGCTGCATTGCTGATAGAAATCAAAACCACATGATACCCGGTATAGCTGCAAGTTCTAACGTTGCATGGGCTCCTGGTCAAAAAGAAAAGTATGATGTAGCTGCTGTACCAGTTGCTGAGTTTCACCGCAAAAAAATCAAAGGTGCGTATGAGCCAAACAGTCAGCTAAAACCTGTTCATCCTTTTGCAGATAGATTGCTTACACAGGGTCTCCTTGCAGATGCTGCTCGAGGAGTTACTTCTAGTAGTGCTCGCCGAGAATTCCCTAGTAGAGTTTTTGGTATAAGTACCGCAGGCGCCCCTGACCCTAAAAGTCCTAAAAAGTTTATTGGTTATATGGATCCTGGGCAACTCCAAGTTCCTACTAGTAGACTTCCTGGTCATCAGTTTGTAATGGACGATGGCGACAAGTCCGGCGAAAACAAACTAATACGATTACGATCAGGTGGTGGCCACCAAATATTATTAAACGATTCTCAGAACATCATTTACATTGCCAATGCAGAAGGTACTGCATGGATGGAATTCACTGCCAATGGAAAGATTGATATATATGCTAAGGATAGTGTAAGCATACATTCTGAAGAAGATTTTAATTTTAGAGCTGGTAGAGATATTAATTTAGAAGCACTTCGTGATTTTAACGTAAAAACTCATACAGGTAATATGGTCTTAAATGTTAAAGATTTTAATCTTAGGGCCGATGGTGCAGCAAAAATTCATATCAGCGGCCAATATGACCAATACATTAAAGAAAACTATAATACCACTGTTAACGGCACAATTAACTTCCTTAGTAATCAAAAAATGAATTTAACAGGCAAGCAAGATTTAAGTGTTATTACTCAAGGAAAATTTACAATTGCTGCCACTGGCGGAACAAAGCACGGCAAACCTGGCGAGATAGCTGCGCCAGCAGCTGATGCTATTAGAGATACTATTGCAATAAAAACTCGATTTGTTCCAAAAGTAAAAGTAGCAGTAGGCTGGCCCAAAAGAAAATATCAAGATGAGCCGACTTCTAGTATTTTACAACGAGTCCCAATGCATGAACCGTGGAGTCAACACGAAAGTTTAGCTCCTACAAAATACTTACCACCTTCAACTGATATTAAAAATCCTAACCCACCTGCTACTTCTAGTACACCTCCGACTACCCCCTCATCTACTACTCCTAGTGCAAATCCACCACGACCGCCACCGAATCCTAATATGCCTGCAGATTGGGCAAAAGATACTGCATTTATTAATAAAGTTAAAGAAGTTGCTGCAAAATACAAGATGGATTACATTGATCTGTTGGCAATTATGCAAATGGAGTCCGGAATGGACCCTTCGAATCCCAACCCTAACAGTGGTGCATCGGGCTTGATACAATTTACAACGATAGTATTGCCTTCTATAGGTAATCCAACGTTTGCACAGCTTCGAGCAATGACTCGAGAACAACAGATGCACTATGTAGATTTATATTTTTCAACCCGCACACCTGGCCTTGAAAATTTATCATCAGTTTCTCTAAATGACATATACATGATAGTTTTTGCGCCAAATAGAGGTTTTGGAAAACCAGATAGTACTGTTCTTTATTCTGATAATCCTGCCTGGTTGGAAAAATTCTCCGATGTACGACCTGCACCAAACAAATTGTCTCGCCGAGAGATTGAAGCTCTCTCTTACACTCAAAATTCTGCATTGGATAAAAGTGGTGATAGAACAATTACTAAGGCAGAAGCCTGTAGATTACTACTCATTAAGCGAGCACAAGTTACTAAAGCATTAGGTCTATAAATATCATTATGGCATACAAAAATATTGTTATTACTCCACCAAAAGTTCCTAATCAGGACACTGCTAAAGAGAGTCAGTTTTATCGAGGTTTCAGCACGATTGATAATCTTTCAAATGTAAAGATATATGATTCTCTGTTAGTAAAACAAGACTTGATCAATCACTTTAACACAAAAAAAGGTGAGAGATTAATGAATCCAGAATTTGGAACCATCATATGGGACCTGTTGTATGACCCGTTAACAGAAGCATTAAAACAAGACATTGAAGCAGATGTTAGAACTATTCTTAATAGTGATCCTAGGATTAATCCGATTGCAGTATCTATTGACGAAAAAGATTTTGGTATTTTAATAGAAGTTTCAATGACATATTCAGCTAACGATGAATCGGATACTATGAGATTTGCCTTTGATAAAGATGCAGGTTTAATTGCTCAATAATATACCTACTTTTTAATATTCATAAATACGGTATCGGAAAAATAATTCTATGATACCATCTACTACTAATCGCTTACTTGTTGCAGAAGACTGGAAAAAAATATACCAATCTTATAGAAATGCAGACTTTAAGAGCTATGACTTTGACACTTTAAGAAGAACAATGATCACTTATCTAAGGGAAAATTATCCCGAAGATTTTAATGATTTTATTGATTCCAGTGAATACATTGCCCTAATTGATCTAATTGCATATCTTGGACAAAATGTCAGCTTCCGTATTGACTTAAATGCTCGTGAAAACTTTTTAGAAACTGCTCAACGCCGCGACAGTGTACTACGTCTTGCCCGATTAATTAATTACAATGCAAAACGAACTGTGCCTGCATCTGGGATGCTTAAGATTATTTCCCTACAAACAACTGAAAATGTAGTTGATAACAACGGAATTAACTTAGCCAGTTCAATCGTCAGCTGGAACGATTCAACAAATGCAAATTGGTTTGAACAGTTTATCACAGTATTAAATGCAGCAATGCCTGGTTCAGTTTCGTTCGGAAAACCGACTGCATCCGGCGTAATTGATGGCATTTCAACTGAAAAATATACTCTTAACAGCGTAATAGATGGTGTTCCTTTGTACTCTTTTTCTAAGAGTATCAACGGTGTACAAATGTCTTTCGAGATAGTTAGTTCTGACTTTGATACTTCTATAGTTGAAGAAACACCTAGACCCGGAAACACATTTTCCTTTGTTTACAAAAACGACAACAGGGGCAACGGCTCATCTAACACTGGATTCTTTGTTCAATTCAAACAAGGTACGTTATCTCTTTCTAGTTTTAATATTGATAATCCTGTACCAAATGAAGTAATTGGCATTAATGCTAATAATATTAACGAGTCCGATGTTTGGCTTTGGCAGTTAAATCCAGACGGTACCTATCCCGATCAAGCATGGACCAAAGTGAGTAATGTAACAGGCAACAATGTAATTTACAATAGTGTTTCTCAGAATAATAGAAAACTATATGCAGTCTCTACTAGAGAAGATGATCAGATTGACTTAAATTTTGCCGACGGCAGTTTTGGTGATCTTCCAAAAGGTTTGTTTAGACTTTTTTACAGGCAAAGTAATGGTCTAACATATTCTATTAAACCTGAGCAAATGCGTAATGTTGCATTCTCTGTCAACTATACTAATGCACAGGGACAACCACATTCGTTAAAAGTTTATGCGGCTTTACAATATACTGTTGCAAATTCTTCAGCATCTGAAACAAATGAAGCTATCAAAATAAAAGCTCCTCAAGCATACTATTCTCAAAATAGAATGATTACAGGCGAAGACTATAACATTGTTCCGCTAACTGCTGGCACTGACATTCTTAAAGTTAAAGCAATTAACCGAGTTTCTAGTGGCATCTCAAAATATTATGAAATGTCAGATGTATCTGGAAAATACAGCGATGTGAATATTTTTAGTGCAGATGGTATTTTATATAAAAATGCAACTGAGTATTTGTTTGAATATCCTGTTACTAACAAGAACGAAGTTAGTTATAATCTAAAAACAAATCTAAACAAAGTGTTTAATCTTAAAGAATTTAGATCGGCTTATCTTGAAAATTATTCAAGACCTAATTTAGTCGCCACCAACATTTCCTGGGTTAAATCTACTGACACGACTAATCAAACTACTGGATATTTTACAATCGGCGGATTTCCAGTGCCCGCTGGCATATTTTCTTCTAACAATCTAAAGTACGGCCTTGCAGGATCTCTAATTAAATTTATAGCACCTATAAAAATTAATACGTCAGAACCAGCCGGATCTCCTGCTCGACAAACGTATTTCTTGCCCAACGGAAAATTAACATTTACAGAAGACAGTACAACTACTTCGGTTAAATGGGTTAAAATAATTTCTATTGTCGGCGACGGCTATAATGGCGGCAAAGGTGCATTATCGACCGGAGTTGGTCCGGTTGTTATAACTGGTAATATACCGTCTGAATCAATTCCTGCAGAAGTAATTCCAAAATTTGTAACATCGTTAGATGTTGATACATCAACATCTGTTATTAACTTATCGATGGCTAAAAAGAACTTTGGTCTAAGTCTCGACCCTTTGACATCTACTTGGTTTATTATTTCTGATACAAATATTGATTTAGCATCTCCATTTAGTTTGTTAAATCAAGCAGATATTACAGATACCAATAGAGATTCTAGTTGGATGGTAGCATTTGTTTGGTCCGGTAACAAATATATTGCACGATACAGAGTTACGGAATATATATTTGAAAGTGATAAAGAAACATCATTCTTTGTTGAACCTTATAAAGTCAATTACGATTATCTTAACGATTCGGTTATTAAAGACAAAATTGTAGTCTTTGGTATTAACGCTTCTCCGACTGCAACATCGGGTGCATACTTAAAAGATGACCAAAATTGGCAAGTGGATAGTTCTGTAATTGAAATTGACGGCTATCAAGAACCTAAAAAAATTAAGATTAGTTTCTATGATAAAGATGATGATGGGCAAATTGACAATCCTGACTCATTTACAAATATTGTACAACCCGAATCAATCAGCGCTCAAACAACATTCAAAAATAAATTTGTTTACTTTGAAAAATTAACAGACGGGCTTCGATATAGATTAACATCTCCTAATAAATTTTATGCATGTCCTACAGAAAATGATGTACCGACGTCAATGTTAATAAACGGACAACTATTTTATTTTTACAGTCCGTCAGTAAATGTCGTTAAGACATGGAATGCAGGATCAACTTCGTTTGATCTAAACACAACATACTTTGCAAAACCCGGTAGATCAAATTTGAAATTTCAATATACTCACAAAGCCGCAGAAAACAGACGAATTGATCCTAGTAAAACAAACATTATGGACATTTACCTGTTAACAAAATCTTATGATACTGAATTTAGAAATTGGATAACGGCATCATCTGGTGCCGAGCCATTGGCTCCTACTAGCCAGAGTTTAAGTTTATCATATTCTCCAATTTTGAACAAAGTTAAAAGTATTAGTGATGAATTGATTTTTCATCCTACTAATTACAAGATATTATTTGGTAATAAGGCAAGTCCAGTGTTACAAGCAGTGTTTAAGGCATCTAAAAATCCTTACAGATCTAGTAGCGACAACGAACTAAAGACTAGAATTTTAACAGCAATTGACAGTTTCTTTTCAATAGAAAACTGGGAGTTCGGCCAAACATTTTATTTTAGTGAACTGTCTACTTATGTTATGAATATTATGACTCCTGACATTACTAATTTTGTAATAGTTCCTAAACAAAATAATTCTTTTGGTAGCTTATATGAGATTAAATGTCAAAGTAATGAAATATTTGTATCTGGCGCAACTATCTTAGATATAGAAATCATAGATTCTATAACTACATCAGAAATTAAGGCATTAGGAAATGTTGTTAACACAGTTGGAGGTCAACAGTAATGGCTGATAATACTCGCAAGTCAGTTGATTTACTTCCTGCATATTTTAGAACAGAAAAAAACAATAAATTTTTATCTAGTACACTAGATCAGTTTATGTCTGTTCCTCAATTGAACAGGGTAGATGCATTTGTTGGAAGTAAGAATACTCCTAACTATTCTAGTAATGACAGGTATATAGAAGAAACAAATCTTTTACGTCAATCATATCAGCTAGAGCCTGCATTAGTTGTTAGAACATTAACTCAAGAAATTAAAAAAGCATTTGCATTAGACGATTTGTTAAATCAAATTGACAGTCATAACGGACATTCGTCGAATTTAGATAGATTATTGCATCCTCAATTCTATTCTTATGATCCTAAAATTGATTGGGATAAATTTATTAACTTTCGAGAATATTTTTGGTTACCTACTGGGCCAAATGCAATTAGTATTTCTGGAGATAGCAAGGCATCACAAGTTGAGTATACTGTTACAGATGCTAGCGATGGCATCCAATTCTTTTTTAATAATTCTACTACTTCTCAACAATTAATTCTTTACAGAGGAACAACCTACGTTTTTAATATAAAATCTATTCATAATTTTTATATTAAGTACACAAACACGGCTGACTCCGATAACATGTTTGACATGGGAATTACTGGTAATGGTACTAACAATGGACAAATTGTTGTTACTATAACTAGTCAGACTCCAGAATACTTGTTCTATACATCCGGTGATGATCAACTAGCTACTGGTCCTATTTTTGTAAAAGATCCCGAATTTAATTCTTCTATTGATGTCGAAGCGGAGATTATTGGAAAGAAATCTTATACTTCTACAACTGGTGTAGAATTTATCAATGGATTAAAAATTAAATTTATTGGTACAGTGTTTCCGGAATTTTATAGAGATACTGAATTTATTGTCGATGGCGTTGGTAAATCTATCAATCTTATTAAGTTTAACGATTTAGCAACTCCGGATGTTGTTGCCGATTTGTATAATACTAGATTTGATGGCACAAACTTTGATCAATTTCCGTTTGATAACTTTTCAAATATTCCTCTAGTGCCAGAATACGTAACTATTAACAAAGCCAGTAGAGATCTAAATCCATGGACACGTTATAATAGATGGTTTCATTCTGATGTTATTAGAGCAGCTGCCGCTGCAAATGGCACAGTAGCAGTATATCCTGCTGAATATAGAGCAACTCGCCCTATTGTAGAATTTTTGCCAAATATTCAATTGTTTAATTTTGGTACAACCGCAATCCCTAATGTAGACTTAGTTGACACTGTTACAACAAATGCATTCTTGCAGATTGAAAATCAATTTGGATTTTATATTGATGGCGTGTTGTTAGAAGAAGGATTCCGTATAATCTTTACCGCTGACACAGATCCATTAGTTCGAGGTAAAATCTTCAGAGTACATTTTTCCTTAGTTGGCACCGATACCAAACTTGATTTAATTTTAGAAAATGATCAAGTAATCGATGGCTCTTGTGCATTAGTCAAAAAAGGATTAGAACACGGTGGCACATCTTGGTGGTACACCGGTACTATCTGGAATAAAGGCCAGCAACGATCTAACAGAAATCAGGCCCCACTATTTGATCTGTTTGACGATCAAGGTGCAAATTATTCTGATAAAAATTATACAACTGATTTCGCCGGTAACAAAATTTTTGGTTACGGCATCGGTACAGGTGCAAACGATCCTATTTTAGGCTTTCCTTTATTATATAGGAATGTAGGAGTTGAAGGAACTTATCTATTCAAGAATTATTTTGCAACAGAAGAATTTTTATTGGTAAAAAATAACGTAACTGGGTATGTACCTACTGCCAGTACTTATTTTAAGATCAACGGCGCCTTAACAAACGTGTGGGTGGAAGCTGCTGATTATAATATTTCATTGATTGACGGAATATATGATGTCCCATTAAATCTTAGCAACAACCCGCTAAATGATCCTATCTCTGATTTTACTCTAACTGAATTATCTAACCATGTTAGTTCTATGATCGATCGAGATCCTGATTTTATGGGAGTGTTTCCAGGAGTAAGTAATCTTAAAGATCTTCCGGAAGTATCTCAATATGGAACAAAATTAATTTCTAACTTAAATTCGTTGGCGTTTGCTCAGCACTTTATAAGTGATGAAGAAAATAGTGTTATATCTGCAATTAGACTTGTTGGGGAAAATTATTATCAATTTAAGTTAAATTTGATTAAGACAATGTCTTCAGTAGATCAAACGTTGTCACCGATTGATGCACTTGATGCATCTCTTCAAATCTTAAATCAAAATAAAACTACCACATTCCCCTATTATTATAGTGACATGATACCGCACGGATCGGGAGCAGTTATTAGAAATTATACTGTTACTGATTCTAGAAATATAAAATATGCAATCCCTGCAGAGTTTAATCTTACTCAATTAAGCATTATCGGTACACTGGTATATCTAAATGGCCGTCAGTTGTTGGTTAACAAAGATTATATATTTGATTCTTATGATACCAACATTGAAATTTTAACTCCGTTAGTTCGTAGTGACGTAGTTACTGTAAAATATTACAGTGATACGTCTGGTAGTTTTATTCCACCAACTCCTACTAAGTTAGGATTATATCCTAAGTTTGAACCGATAATATTTACAGACGATACCTATGCATCAGATGTTCAACAAGTGTTGCAAGGTCATGACGGCAGCATTACTATTTTGTTTGGCGACTATCGAGATGATATTTTATTAGAATTTGAACGTAGGATTTTTAACAATATTAAAGTTGAATATAGGCAAGATTTGTTTGATGTTAATTCTATATTGCCTGGAATATTTAGAGATCAGGAATATACATATTCTGAAATTTTAGATCCCGTCCATCAAGATTTATTAAAATGGAAAACGACATATAGTGTTGAGACTGACGAAAACTTGACCTTTGACATCTCGATACCAAGAACGTTTAACTATAGTGCAGTTACTACCGATAGTGGTATCTCTCTACCAGGTAACTGGAGAGCTATATTCAAGATGTATTTTGATACAGACAGACCTCATATTACTCCTTGGGAAATGTTAGGATTTAGTTTAATTCCTTCTTGGTGGGAAGATGAATATGGTCCAGCACCGTACACCTCAGGTAACACTATACTATGGGAAGATATTCAAGCCGGCAGAATTAAGCATGGGACCCGAGCAGGAATTAATCCTACCTACATCAGGCAAGGATTACTGAATGTTCTACCAGTAGATGAAAATGGTAACTTGGTAGATATTCGAACCTGGGGTCCAATTGGCTCGGCACCTTACTTAGAAACTGCTGATCAACAATGGAAATTTGGTGACAGTGGTCCGGGCGAAACTGCCTGGAGAAGGGGCAGTTATTGGCCATTTGCTGTTCAGATTATTATGGCAGTATTAAAACCCGCCGCTTATTCTGCATTGATGTTTGATACTAGCAGACTTGTTAAAAATGTAATAGGACAGTATGTTTATTCTGAAGATAATTTATTCTTGAATCAATCTAGAGTGTTATTGCCTTACGAAAAAATTAACGGCACTATAGTACTCACGGCCGGATACAGTGTGTTTACAGTAGAAGCTGGACAAATTAGAAACTCTAATTATCTATCTTATATTAAAGAAGAATTGCAAAATTCTACATTTAATTTGATGCACAAGGTTGGCGGATTTGTTAGCAAAGATAAATTAGATATTGTAATTGACTCAGTTAATCCTAACAGTGTTAATCCTGGAATCTTGTTACCAGTTGAAGATTACCACATTCATTTTAATGTTAGTAATCCTGTAAAAATTGTTAATATTTCTGGATTCCTTATTCAGAAGTTACAAGGTAAATTTATTGTACGAGGGTACGATAAAGTAAAACCGTATTTTACAATACTACCTGCAATACATGAAAAGGCTGATACTTATATTACGGTTGGCGGACAAACAGAAGATTATTCAGTATGGTCGACAAACGTTTATTACCCAATTGGTCAAGTTATTCTTTATGAAAATTCATTTTACAGAACAACTAATAATCATAATTCTGGTACCACATTTAATTCATTGAATTATTCTGCACTTAATGAATTGCCTACAATTAATGCAACAGTAGTTGCATATCCGTTCTCGTTTGACAACACTGCAATTAATATTCCGTATACTTCTAGTTACAATTCTATTCAAGAAGTTGCTGATGTAATGGCAGGATACGGCCGCTGGCTAGAAACTCAAGGTTTTGAGTTTGACGAATTCAGTAACAATATCAGCGAAACATTAAATTGGAAATTTTCAATTAAGGAATTTGCTTATTGGTCTAGTCAAAATTGGGCAGATAATAGTGTAATTGCAATTAGTCCTTTTGCAAATACTATTAAATTTACATTTCAAGATTCTGTTGTTGACAACATATTTGGTAGTTTTTACGACTATTCATTATTGAAAGCAGATGGATTAGCGTTTCCATTTGCAGATTTAAGTATTAGTAGAACTGATGGGCAATGCACAATTACCTCAAAGAATGACCAAGAGGGAATATTCTTTGCAAGTCTAAGATTAGTTCAAAAAGAACATGCATTGATCTTGAATAACACAAGTCGATTCAACGATGTTATATATGACATTGATACTGGGTATAGACAACGTCGAATTAGATTAGTAGGATTTAAGACTGCTAATTGGAACGGTGATTATTTTAGTCCAGGGTTTGTTTATGATGCTGCTGTTGTTAAAACATGGAAATCGTACGAAGATTATGTTGCAGGAGATGTAGTAGAATATACTGGCAGTTATTACTCTCTTGATAGAAATCTACCGGGCAAGGAAATTTTTGATTTTACTGACTGGAATAAGTTGGGTGCTAAACCAGTAGCTCAATTAATTCCGAACTTTGAGTATAAATTAAATCAATTTGAAGATTTCTATAGTTTAGAAATTGATAATTTTGATATTAGCCAACAAGAATTAGCACAACATTTAACTGGATATAGTTCAAGGTTATATCTTAATAATATGTTTGTTAACCACATTGCTCAATATAAGTTCTTCCAAGGGTTTATTAAAGAAAAGGGCACACGTAATGCTCTTGACAAATTAGCAAAGGCAAGTGTACATAATTTGCAAGGACAAATTGATTTTAACGAAGAGTGGGCATTTAGAATCGGTACGTTTGGTGCGTATGCATCGTTGCAAGAATTAGAATTTCCATTATCTGAATCTAAATTTGTTGACAATTCTCAATTAATTAAGTTTGTATCTGAACCCCCTGTTATCGAGTACGACTCTACACTATATATAACTTCTGAATCATTATCAATTAAACCGTTAGATTATAATGTTGACACTACTTTTTTTACAAAAGATGCTCTGTTTGATCTAACACCTTTTCAACTACCGGTTGCAGGATATGTTCGATTAGAAGATGTTGATTATACAGTTAAGTCTAAACAAGACTTACTAAATTTTATTCCAGGTAAAACTGTTAATCAAGGAGATACATTTTGGGTAGCATTTGACAATAACAATGATTGGGGAGTATATCGTTATACAAGAATGTCTACTGCAATTATCGGAGTTGCTGATAACATTGCAGGCGAAAGTATTAAATTTACAACCAATGCATATCACGGGTTAACTGTTGGTGATATTATTGCAGTAACTCGATTTGCAGACGAAGTTAATGGAATTTATATTATTTCTGAAATTAATAGGTTGAATGAAATTGTAGTTAAGACTACTGTTACTGCACCTACTAGTACTAATGATTTTGGAGTGTTGTTTAAGTTTGTTTCATCTAGATTTGAAAAATTTGATGATTTAATTGATACAAAATATGTTGCTGATATTTTTCCAGGTAGAAAAATTTGGGTTGACTCTAACGTAACTGGTCAATGGGAAGTTTATGAAAAGATTGATAATTATACACCTAGTATATTAACCAACAGGATTTTATCTGACGGGTCGTTCTATGGTGAAGTAATTATTTCTAAAGAAAATTCTAATTTACTAGTAGTATCGGCGCCTCGATTAGCCGACGATAATGGGTCTGGACAGATCTTTATGTACACTAATACTGGCGGTACATTAAAGCTAATCAACAGTTATCCATTGAATCGGGGACTAAATCAATATTATGAAAATGGTGGCCAACCTGCTGCAAAGTTTGGATTTGGTTTAGATTTTGACGCAGTTGACGGAGTAATAATAGCAGGCGCACCTTATGCATCTAATGTTAACGCCGATGCATCAGGCAGTACTAGGTATGTTCAAGCTACTAATTCTGGCATCGGAAATATTAATGACGGTATGGTTGTTATTTCGACTCTTAATGTAACGGGTAATGCAGAACTACGACATGTTATGTTGGCCTGTCAGGAACCGGCTAATAATTTAGAATTTGGATACAGCACATTCATTGCGAGTACTGCATCTCAAAAGATTGCATTAGTTGGTGCCCCTGGACATACAAATTCGACAGGTGCTGTGTTTAGTTATGATGTTGCATATGTCAGATCATTTGATAATTTATTAATTGATGTTAATGCAACTGCAACTTCTCAAATTAAGTTACCGTCTCCTGGCATATCAGTAGGTGCTAGATTTGGTGATGTTATTGCGGGAGATTTGACCGGTAAGAGAGTTGCAGTCAGCGCACCGGGATATAGCAATGGCAAGGGTGCAGTATATGTTTACGAAAATACAGGAACTACATCTGATTACACATTTGTGCAAAGTCTACTATGGAATGATACATCGTTAAACAACACTATTTCGACAGACGGCCAATTTGGCTATGATATAGATATGGACGATTCTGGAAAATATCTATTTGTATCAGCGTTCAATGCATTTGATAGTGTATTGCAACGTGGTAAGGTTGTTATATATGAATGGACAGGTACACAATATACTGCAACGCAAGTAATTGACAACCCGAGCACTACTAATGGTTTGAAATTTGGATTTAGTATTGAAAGTGATTCTTCCGGAAACATTCTAACTGTTACTTCCCAAGGTCCTAACTATTTTGCTAGTGCAAGTTTTGACGAATATTCAACTACATTTGATTCTGAATCAACTCGCCTAGGAACCTTAGTTGAAGATTCTGGATCTGCATATGTTTATAACAGATACGAAGAAAAGTTTATTTTTGCTAGCGAATTATACAATAGTTCAGTTCTACCTAACAGTTCTTACGGATATTCTACTTCTGTAAGTAGAGAAACAATTTATGTTAGTTCTCCAAGACATATTAGTACTGGCACACTACGTACTGGTGCAATACATATATGGCAAGCAAAAGATCCGGCTTCTAATAGTTGGAATTTGCTCCGTCAACAAACTGAATTAGTTGATGTAGAAAAAATTAAACAAGTTAAAACTATTAATGTCTATGCAGATACTGTAATTGATTATCTTGAAATTTATGATCCTATTAAAGGAAAAATTCCTCAAGCTGCTGATCAAGAAATTAGATTTAAGACATTTTTTGATCCTGCTGTCTATAATACAGGTACTAATACTTTAGCCACAATAGATATGTTAACTTCGTGGAGTTCGGAACATGTTGGTGAACTGTGGTGGGATCTATCTTCTGTCAAGTACACATGGTACGAACAGGGCGACATTGAATTTAGAAAAAATACATGGGGTTCAGTATTTCCTGGATGCTCAATTGATATTTACGAATGGGTAAAATCTGATTTCTTACCAGATCAATGGGCTATTGATGCAGATACTACCGCTGGCCTTGCTGCAAATATAAGTGGTACACCTAGATATGTAGACAATTCTGCATACGTAGTAGAACAGATATACAGTTCAATAATGGATACATTTGTAAATGTTTATTATTTCTGGGTAAGAAATACTGTGGTTGTTCCAGTGAGACAAGGCCGACAAATATCAGCATTTGATGTCGCTGGACTAATTGAAAATCCAAAATTATTTGGCTTAAAATATGTTGAACCATTATCTAGTAATAGTATAGCTGTAGTGAATGTTAAAGGATCATTAATTAACGAACGTATTTTCTTGAATATTCAAATTGATGATATTGACAACAAGACAAATCGACATACTGAATGGTTATTACTGGAAGAAGATAATAAACATAGTTTACCTACTCCTAGTTTAGAGAAAAAATTAATTGACAGTTTGTTAGGACAAGACTCACTGGGTAACATTGTTCCCGATCCTATGTTGTCTGATAGACAAAAATATGGGATTGGTATTCGTCCTAGACAAAGTATGTTTAAGGATAGATTAGCAGCGTTACGTAACTTCTTTGAATATGTTAACGATGTGTTTGCTAATAACTTGATTACAGATTTTTGCAATTTAGATAGACTTAATTCTAAAGAATCTATTCCTGATCCAGCGGTCTCCGAATATGATATAGTTGTAGGAGATACTGACCAGCGTAACGAAATAAACATTAGTAAGGTTAAATCAGCAAGTGTATCTTGTACAGTTGAAAACGGTCGTATTACTAGTGTTAAGATTCTAGATCCAGGATTTGGATATGGAAAATTAGATCCATTAACATTTGATGATGTTGGGGTTGCGTTAACATGGCGAGGCCCATCCGTTGCAGTTTTTAACGATCAAAATAACAGTAAATTGGAATCTACTATTGACGAATTAGGTAGAATTATTGATGTTCAAATTGTCAATAGTGGTTCGGGATATGTGACTACTCCAGAAATTTTTGTTAGACCGTATACTGTAATTGTTTCTTCCGATGTTACTTCTAGAGGACGTTGGGCAAAATATGTATTAGGTGATACTGGTTGGGCTAAAATTCAAACACAAAGTTTTGACACTACTTTATATTGGGATTTTACAGATTGGGTATCTGCTGAATTTAATCAGTACCAAAGATTGGCTGCTATTGTAGGGCAACGTGCTGAACTAGATGGGTTATATCTAACAGCCGGAGACTATGTAAAAGTATTAAACAACGGTGCCGCCCGCTATATAATTCTTAGAAAAACAGCATTAGGTGTACAGGGTACATATGATGTTAATTTTGATATTTTGTATAGCGAAAATGGCACATTATACATCAAAGATTCTATATGGAAATTAGCAAATTCTCAATTAGGATGGGATCAACTTTCACCGTATGACACTAATTTCTGGGACCAAACGGCTGATACAGAATTAAAAAATATTATACTTTCTTTGAGAGATGATATTTTTATTGGCAACTTAAAAGTATATTGGAATAAATCTTTCTTTGCAGCGGTAAAATATGCATTGACTGAACAAAAATTCTTAGACTGGGCATTCAAGACTAGTTTTATTTCTGTACATAATAAAGCTGGAGAATTAACCCAACGATCAGTTTATAAATTTCAAGATGCACAATGGTACGAAGATTATTTGAATGAAATCAAACCTTATCATACAAAAATTAGAAATTACTATCTTGCATATGATGTAACTGAACCTACTAATACCTATACTACGGACTTTGATTTACCAGTTGTATACGATAACGGCACTAATTCTTTTATTACTTTATCGGAAAACGAACCACTGGCACAAACAACATATCCTTACAAAGGATGGTATGATAATAGAACATTAGTAGTTGATTCAATTGTTGTAGATGAAGCCGGCACTGGATATATTGAAAATCCAATAGTACAAATTATCCCTGCATCTGGAGACAATGTTACTAGACATGCAACCGCAGAAGCCGTACTATCTTCAGGAAAGATTGATAGATTTGAAATTATAGATTCTGGTGAAGGATATACATTAAATCCTACGGTATTAATTACAGGAGGCGGACTAACACCTACAGATACCGTAGCACGGGCTACTGTACATTTAGTAAACGGAAAAGTTAGATCAAATCTAATAGGAATGAAATTTGACAGGATTTCTAAATCTAGATTAATTACAAACAAATACTATACTGATAACTTTGTAGGAGACGGAGTAACTAATCAATTTGATTTATCTTGGCCATCTCATCCAGATAAAACAGAAATTGTATTAAAAATAAACGGAGTACCGGCTGCATCTTCGTCGTACGAAATTGAAGACTACACAGATAATGCCAATGGTTATACGCAAAATTATACTAGATTAATTTTATCTAATGTGCCAGAAGCTGACGCAAGTATTCGTATTACATATCTAAAGAGCATAGACATTTATTCTGCGTATGATAGGATTGCAAACTATTACGACAATGTGCCGTTAGATTCTCCTGGTGCAAATCCTGCTGAAAATTATGCTCAATTAATGTCAGGTATGGAATATCCAGGAACTGAAATTATTTCTCAAAATTTATGGTATGATTTTACATGGGATTCTAGCCCGTATAGTTCATTACCATGGGATAAACAAAGTTTCGACACAACTGATTTAGATACAATTATTGACGGAGGCTCTGTAGCAACTACTGGTACAACTAAAGTATTTTCTACAGCAGCCGGCATTAATCCGGAAGATATTATATTGGATGGTGATACATTTATTTCTCCTATAAGAAGTTATGCTCCTGAAGAAATGATTCCAGGAGAGTTAAGAGAATCAATTGGAATTAGTGTATTCAACAGGAGTGTTTCTGGTAGTGCAACTATCTATAATCAATTACAACATGCATATGCCGGAGTTAACACTGATATTAATTTAAGTATTTTATCTCCATCTGTTGGGTCTATTTCAGTAACTTATAATAACGAACCATTAATTAGAAATGCTGATTACGATATTGACTTTGCAACTAAGAAGATAACAGTTTATGCAAAATCTGTCTCTGGAACAGTTGCAGTTGTTTGCATGGACGTTGGTGGCACCGGATTTATTAGTCTAAATTCTAATGTTACCGAAGGTTCGACTATTGGCGCAGTTCTTGGCGATTGTCAATATTCACAAGCTAAGAGCGTGTATGTAACGTTAAATGGTCAACGGGTATATACAGCTGGCGCCTTCCTTGGACAATCAGTCTATTATGTATTTGGAGAATCTAATCCAGGGATCGATAGTAGAGCTAAAGTTACTATATACGGATTGGGTACTGACGGAAAGAATACAATCACCGCAGCATTTTTTACATCTGCATTTAAGGGATTCAGTGAAGTATTTGAACAGCAATACTTTAATCTAAAAGAAGATGACAGAGTTATTACATTAACTCAACCGCCCGGCACACTAGGTCCAGCGTCTGCTAACTCTATCGTAGAATTTAATAGAAAGAGATTAACTCCTCCTAACACAACCTATTATGAAATTACTAATGTAAATCAAACTACATTCTTAATAAGTTCTAAGGAAGTGTATCCACCAAATTCTTTTGATAAGACCCGCATTGAAGTATTCATTAATGGTAAGCAAGTTATTCCTACAGATTATTATCTAGATGATATTAACAATAATATTGTATTTGAAGATGATACTTTTGCAATGGGAGATGTGGTAGCTATTACTTCATTGATTGATTATGATTATTTAATTAGAGGTAATGATTTAGAGATTGCTAGTAGAATTTTCCTACCAACAGAAAACTATCTAAGAATTTTAACATTTACAAATCACGATGCCGCACTAATTAGGACTGAAGTTTATAAAGCAAGTTCTACAAGAATGTACAAGATATCTAGAAAAGTACTAAACGATAATTTAGTATGGATGACTGTGGGAGATAAAACATTGCTCGGAGGAACTGATTTTGAAGTGGTAGGCGATGGTATGACAGTTATGGTTGACCAGGCTATTCCGTTTAATGCCGAAGACCAAGTTACTATTACTAGTTTTGCTCAAGTCACTGCTGGTAAGACAGTTGGTTGGAAAATTTTTAGAGATATGATTGGCCGTACACACTTTAAGCGATTAAGCAATACTGATACTACCTACTTAGTTGTTCCATTGGGTCTCACTGATACAGAAATACATGTAGAGAATGGTGATGTGTTGCCCAATGCAGATAGCAAATCTAATAGCCCTGGTATTATTTTTATTGCAGGCGAGCGCATTGAATATCTTGAAAAGAATGGAAATATTTTATCTCGCATTAAGAGAGCTACAATGGGCACTGGTGCAAAAGAACATTACATGATAGGAACTTGGGTATTTGACCAAGGCAAGCAGCAGACTATTCCTTATCAAGAAAGTGTAGTAATTGAGTCAACAGTGACTACTGTATCGACATCTTCCGTCACTATAGAATTAGATACTAGTAAATTTGTATTTAGAGATAGCATCAACTTACATGATCAAGTAGAAGTTTACTATGGCGGCCGACTACTAGAAAAACCTACAAAGGTAGGAGTTGACGTGTTAGTCCACGATGCTGCATCGTATTATAATCCTATAAATATGACTGTAAAAGCTCCAGAATTCACTATTACTGGATCGATTACAACTGCGACACTTACTATTACTACTGCAACCCTTGCAAGCGTTGAAATTAAAATTGTTCAACGTACCGGAAAAATATGGTCTACTTTCTCAGGAAAACCATTGTTTGAACAGTTTACACCGCAAGCTGCATTTATTAAAAAGAAGGAAGCAATTTCGCCAGATCAATTATACTATGGTGGTGATCCAGTATTGAGATTCGGTGATGGAAGCGCTCTACTATTAGATGATGGAAGAGAAATTAAGGGTTATTAAAGAGAATACGCAACATGACAACAATATCAAATCTACCAAGAGTTAGTAGTTTAAGCAATCAGACGCTATTCCTAGTTACTGAAAACGGAGTAACTAAAGTCGTAACCTGGGCATATATTAGGTCGACTTCGGTTGGATACGTAGGTTCCCGGGGCACTGCTGGTGCTCAAGGCTTGCGAGGATTCGTTGGTAGTAGGGGTGCAGGCTTTGCAGGTAGTCAAGGTCCAATTGGTCCACGCGGTCCTACTGGAGGATACTCTGGTAGTAGAGGTTTAGGCTTTAGCGGCAGCGCCGGATCAGGATTTACTGGTAGCATCGGCCTTGTAGGAAGCAATGGATACGTAGGTTCACTTGGTTATACAGGTAGCTTAGGAGAATTTGGTTTTACTGGTAGTATAGGCGCCGGTTTTGCAGGTAGTCAAGGCGTTCCGGGAATTCCAGGAGGATATACTGGAAGTGGCGGCATTGGTGGGTTTATTGGTAGTCAAGGTCTTCCTGGATCTCCAGGTGGGTATACCGGAAGTGGTGGCCAGGGCCCTCTTGGATTCGTAGGTAGTGCAGGTCCTGGATTTACTGGATCGGGCGGTCCGGGATTTACAGGTAGTAGGGGATTTTCGGGCAGCGTGGGTCCTAAAGGTGAAAGTTCATTTACATATAGTTCGACGGCTCCTACTACGCCAGCTGTTGGAGACAGGTGGCTAGATTCAAATTCTGGAAGAGAATTAGTTTATTTCAATGATGGTGATACCTCACAGTGGATTGAAGTTGCAGCCGGCCGAGATGGATTTATTGGTAGTCAAGGTATACCTGGAATACCAGGTGGATACTCTGGTAGCAGAGGTGCAACCGGCTTTGGCGGTCTTGGCTATAGCGGTAGCGCTGGTGGCGGATTTACTGGTAGTTCCGGGGCATTTGCCGCTCTTGGATATACTGGGTCAAATGGTGCTACAGGAAATCTAGGCTTTAGCGGCAGCGCCGGTGCCGGCTTTACAGGCAGCAGCGCCCAAGGGTTTGTAGGCAGCGGCGGCCCAGGATTTACAGGTAGCATTGGCGTAACCGGATCTATAGGATTTGTTGGTAGTGCTGGCAACGGATTTGTAGGTAGTCAAGGTGCTCCGGGATCCCCTGGTGGCTTTGTAGGTAGTCAAGGTGCTCCGGGATCCCCTGGTGGCTTTGTAGGTAGTCAAGGTTTATCTGGCTTTGTGGGGTCTCGAGGTACAACAGGATTTATAGGTAGTCGAGGTGTTGATGGATATTTTGGTAGTGTTGGTACGCTCGGTTATACCGGCAGCAGTGGCTCACCTGGTATGAATGGAATTGGCTTTGCTGGCAGTCAAGGACCGTCGGGCGTTTCTTGGACTTATAATGTTAAGAATTATGGAGCAACTGGTAACTTGCCGGCAAACGCAAGCCAGGCCGCCACGTCTGCCGAAACCGCTGCTATTCAATCAGCTATCACTGCTGCTCAAACTAACGGCGGCACTGTGTTTTTTCCAGCCGGAGTCTACAGAATTAACCAAGCGTTGAATATTGTTACTAATGATCAAGATCCTGCTGCAAGACCTCACTTATTAGGTGAAGGTGCTGGCGGAAGCGTAATTATACAAACAGGGTCTTCAAACGGTATTACTGTTACCGGAGCCGCCGCGGTACCCGGAACATATGTTACAATTCAAGGTTTAACACTAGTCGGTAACCAATCAGGTGCCGGCCTGTCATTTGCGGACAGTGCATTTGCACATGTGTCTGATGTACATATTACTAACTGGGCAACTGGCATATACGGAATTGACGTATTAAGTATGACATTTGAAAAAGTTATTATTAGATTTAATACCAACGGATTTAGATTTGAAAGAAGTACAGCTGGTACATTTAGATCTAATCCAAATGCAATTACTATGATTGGATGTGTCATTGGCAATAATACAACCTACGGTGGATGGATAGTTGGCGCCGGCACATTTAATTACATAGGTGGTTCTATTGAGTCGAACGCTAGTGGCACACTTGAAAGTGCAGCTAATTGGGGTCTAAGAATTACTGACCCCGGTGGTGACAATGTTGCAGAATCATCAGTAGGGTTCTCATTGCAAGGTGTCTACTTTGAAGCTAACGGTGGCAGATCTAATTTGTGGATCGAAGCAACTGAAGCTAATACTGGAGTTGTTGGCGCAATCACTGGTTGCAGTTTTAATAGAATTACAACTAGTTATTCAACTAATCATATTCGTTGTGAAGCATCTAATAGTGCATTTGGATTCCCAATTGCTTTAGTAGGTTGTGGATTTAGGGGACTAGACGGGTATACTGCGTCAGTGATTAGACCTAATATTTTTAATGGATCTAATTTCTTTGCAGTAAATCCTATATCTTGCAAAGCATCTTCAACTACTGATGCCTACGTTGTTCCAGTTCCGTTGACTACTAATTCTATAGGAACTCCTGGTATGATTACTTCCGATAATTCGTATATGTATATTTGTGCTGCAGACGGTAGATGGTATCGATACGCACTGGAAACTTTTTAATTAATATGAGAAACTAAAATGGCAATAAATTTTCCTTCCGGCCCAACATTAGGCCAAACATACCAATACATAGATAGAGTATGGACTTGGAGCGGTACGTATTGGTACGTATCATCTGTTGGTTCCGGTGGCGGCGGAACGGGATTGGGTGCTAGAACTACAGTGTCTGTTACTACTCCGTCTATTGCTTCGGGCGCACTTAGTTCGTTGTCTGTTATTGGATTCAAATCATACGCACTATACAAAGTAGTAACTACCGCTGCGGCATGGGTGAGAATCTATACCAGTGCATCGGCTCAGTCATCTGATGCATCTAGATTATTAGGTACAGATCCTATACCCGGAAATGGTGTAATTGCGGAAGTTGTTACAACAGGAGCCACCTCTCAACTCATTAGTCCTGCAACTATAGGATTTAACGATAACACTCCTCCTACTACTGCAATCTATGTTACTGTTTCAAACCAAAGTGGATCTACTGCTGCAATTACAGTTACATTAACAATTAATCAACTAGAAGGTTAACATGTCCAATATTAAAGAATATATTGTTACGCTAAAGAATTTTGAAGACCTTAACTCGTTTTACGAAGATATGGAAACACCTGGCGGAAATCTTTATATTCCTGACCGATCAGTTGAAGTAGCATTGAAAAGACCGATCAGCAGAAACACTCATTATTATCTAACTGACGAAGAAGCCGTAGCACTACGAAATGATTCTAGAATCTCCTCAGTATCTTTATTGCCTGCTGATCTTGGATTAGAAGCAACTCCTTTATATACTCAAAGTTCTCTAAAATGGGACAAGAGTTCTGTAAAGATTAGAAATGATCACAGGAATTGGGGTCTATATCGTTGTACACTAAATTCAAATATAACTAACTGGGGTTGGGATGCAACTACTACACAGATAGGTAGCATTGATATTGCTACTAGCGGAAAGAATGTGGATGTAGTTATTTGTGATGGGCATATTGATCCCGATCATCCAGAGTTTGCAGTGAACAACGACGGTACTGGAGGATCGCGAGTCAATCAATACAATTGGTTTCAACATAATTTTGAAGTGTTAGGAACAGCGGCCGGCACCTATATCTACCCACCTTACGTTGATCAAACTAACCCCAGTCGGACATCTAATAATGATCACGGGTGTCATGTAGCAGGCACCGCTTGTGGCAACACTCAGGGATGGGCTCGCGACGCTAATATATACAACATTAATCCTTACGGATCTAGCATAAGTTATATACCATCAGCGCCGCCTGCCTTGTTTGATTATGTTAGAGCATTTCACAGAAATAAACCTATAAATTCTGAAACTGGGCGCAAAAATCCTACTATTGTTAATAATAGTTGGGGTTACTTCTTAACAGGACCACTTAGTACAGTAGGTACTATTAACTATAGAGGCACTGAGTATACTGGTCCTTTCACAAAAAGTCAAGCATTAAGTTATGGTATTTTTGCTTACACCACCTCCAGCGGCGATGTTTTTTACATTTCTACAAGATATGCTCCAATGGATGCAGATGTTGAAGATGCAATTAACGAAGGTATTATGTTTGTTGGTGGTGCCGGCAATAATTTTAGTAAAATTGCATCCTCCACTGATATAGATTATAACAACGTTGTTAGTGCATTTATTTACGGCACATTGCCATATATGCGAGGCACTAGTCCTTCTGCAACTGCTAACTCAATATGTGTAGGGGCAGTAGGAGAGTATGCAAATGAAGCTAAGGCACAATTTAGCAACTGCGGATCGAGAATTAATGTATATGCGCCAGGCTCTAACATTATGAGTTCAGTCAATAGTGATACTAACGGCGGCACATATGATTATAGAAATGCTAGTAAATTTATTACAAAGTATAATGGCACTAGTATGGCATCTCCACAAGTTGCTGGATTGCTTGCGTGTGCGCTTGAATTATATCCCACAATGAATCAAACAGCAGCAGTGACTTATATAGAAAGTACGTCAAAATTAAACCAGATGACAAACACTAACGGCGGCCCTGCAGATTTTAATTCTTTGCAGGGTTCTGTGAATAGATATCTGTACTACACAAGAGAACACCAAGATGAAGGTCAAGTCTTTCCAAAACAAAATGTGGGCATTAGAAGGGTTACTGGTCAAATATACCCAAGACCTAGAATCTATTCATACGGTAGACAAACCCCAGTCTGATAGTAAGGATAAATATCACTATGGAACATAACGAAAGCAATAAAATGCAAGAAAATACTGATAATAAAGCTCCTGAACCGAGACCAAATGAGACTGGCCAAATTAAATTACAAGGTCACATTAAGATTTTTAATCCAGAAACTAACGAAGTTTATGTCGATAAACGTAATGCCATTCATTACGAAAACTTTAGTATTGCTCTAGCTAGCGGTGTTAGTAATCAAGAAACTGGAGTTATTGCTGAAATGGTATTCGGTAATGGCGGGAGTAGAATAGATCCTACTGGAATTATTACATACTTAACTCCTAACGTTTCGGGCAGTGCATCATCCTTATACAATCAAACATATTACAAAACTGTAGATGCTCGTAATCCTAATTCTAAAGATCCTACAAGAAACTTTATGGAAGTTAGGCATATTAACGGCACTTATTATAGCGATATTTTAATAAGTTGTTTGTTAGACTACGGCGAACCATCTGGTCAACAAGCATTTGATGTTGCTACATTACAAGAGAGTCCATTTGTTTTTGATGAATTAGGCCTTAAGAGTTATAGTACAGCAGGCCCAGATACTGGATTATTATTAACTCATGTTATTTTTCACCCTGTTCAGAAATCTCTAAACAGATTGATTCAAGTTGACTATACTATAAGGGTTCAGAGCCTAACTAGTGGAATTTAATCATGTCCTATAACATTTATAAGTCAGATACTGCAAAAAGTACTATTACTGTTCCTAATACTGCCCCTTATGCCAATGTGACTGATACTAGTTTAAGTTTGGTCGGCCGCGGCAATCCTAACTACGGTCAAAGCATTGCTGAAAATTTTGTTCACCTTTTAGAAAATTTTGCAAGTCCTGATGCGCCGTCTAATCCTATAGAAGGCCAGCTGTGGTATGATACCAGTGCGCCCACAAACAAAATTCTTAAGGTGTACAACGGGTCTGCGTGGGTTCCTACAAATGGTGTACATCGATCAGAAAATAAAGATAGCATTACTGGAATTGTAAGCCCTGGTGACATTTATGTCCATCCTAGAGGGCTTGACCAAGTACATATTTGGGATGGTAATAGCTGGATACCAATTGGTCCTGCTATTGCTAGTGGTACTAAGAATGGCGTATTTGCTGAAGAGTGGATACCTAATGACGGTACGTTAGCTAAAGCAGTAATTGCAACATATATTAATGATGAAGTTATTACGGTAATTTCTAGAGATACATTTACTCCTAATCCAGTTAGGAATGGATTCACAGAACTTAAACCAGGTCTTAACGTAAGTGCTCAAGAATTTGATGGAGAATCTGCGAAACTTAGTGGACTCACTACTACTGCATTATATTTGAAAGTTTCATCTCAATTAGATCCTGTATCAGCTGATAACTTTTTAAGAAATGATCAAACTGGTATTATACAAGGATTTTTATCAGTATCTGGATTGCGTGTAGGTGCAAATACCCCTAGCGTCTTTTTAGAAAGAACATCAAATAATGTTGCATTATTAACTAACAGAACAAATGCAGCAAGTATTGGTTTGGCTGTATTAAAAGATAATATTGTTAATCAAATTGTCACAGTCGACGGCAACAATTTACGAGTTGGTATTAATCGATTATCTCCTACTGCAACATTAGATGTTGCGGGCACTGCTAAAATTTCTGGCTTAACTCAACTTGGTACCACCGGTACTAATTCGTTAGAAGTAGTAGGTAATATGTCTGTCAGTGGTACATTTACTGCTACAGGCGCAGTTAAATTTGACTCAACATTAACAGTTGGACAGATTTCGGGAACTGGTACTGGGATCGAACCAGCTGCTGCTAGTGCATATGATCTAGGATCGACAGATTATCCATTTAGGACTGTTTACGCTAATAGCTTTGCAAATACTAGCACTATGTATTCGTATGTAGTTACTGGGATGATTATGCTACATGCCGGAATTGGTGTGCCCGAAGGCTGGCTAGAGTGCGGTACAGATCCGTTAGCCCCAGTAGTGTTAGATGCCACAACCGGTACAACATTTACTCGATTATACAATTCTATAGGAACAACATACGGCGGCACCGGTCCGTCAGATTTTCAACTTCCTGTGTTTGATAACCTAAGTGCTATACTTGCTGTTGGCATGAAACCTTTAATAAAGTTATAAAAATATGGCTTACACAATTAAAAATGCAGATGGGACAGTTTTAGTTAACCTAGTAGATGGTACATTAGATACCAGAACTACTAGCATTTCTTTAATTGGTAAAAATCAAGATGCTTACGGAACAGCATGGAATACTAACCTAGTAAACATGTTGCAAAATTTTGCCAGCAATTCTCAACCAAGAGCTCCACTAGTTGGTCAATTATGGTTTAGTAAAGCCGACGGCAAAATGAAAGTTTACGGACTTGACGGTGTGTTTAGAGATGTATCTGCTGCATCTATGTCAGATGGTGTTCCCCTACTATTAAAGCCGGGCGATTTATGGATTGACACAGATGATGATCAATTATACTTCTCTAAAGACGGCGACGCTGTTGTTCTTGCCGGCCCAGTATATTCTTCTAAGAATGGAAAGTCTGGATTTCTATCTGAATACCTTATAGACGATGTTGGCAATACTAGGTCAGTTACTACTATGTATAGTAATGGAGTTTTGCTAGGTGTATTAAGTACATGTTCATTTATTGTAGCACCCGCGTCCTCAATAGCTCAAGACAATCAAGGAATGTTTTCAATTGAGCCTGGTCTTAATTTGAATTATTCTATTGCTGATTTGAAATTTGTTGGTATTGCAACGACTGCATCTAATGTAGGAGAAGAGTTTACTTTAACTAACATCTTTTTGAAATTAGACAACGGCGGCACCCCACAAGATTTAGTGGGTACAGGTGCATTAAATATTGCAAGCGATGCAGGGGTATCTATCGGAACGTATACCGATTTAACACTATTGGCTGGTGGTAATATTAGTGCTCGCCGAGCAATAATAAGAAACAACGTTGCAGATTCTGTTGTTGAAATTCAAACAAAGAGTACGATAGCTTCACCTTCAGAGCGAACTGTCTTAACTGCATATAGAAATACAGTTGGAATTAATTTAGGTGCCGGAAATACACCAATTCAAAATTTTCATGTTGAGGGGAATTCTTACTTCAACGGCAATGCAACAATTACTGGCAATTTAACAGTACAAGGTACTTCTACCTATGTATCTACAGAAATTTTACAAATACGAGATAAAAACATTGAATTAGCTACTAGTTCTACATGGTATACTGATAGCCTAGTTGACGGCGGCGGCATAACTTTACACGGTACAACTGATAAGACTATTGTATATGATAACTCATCTACATCTTGGAAGTCAAACATTAATTTTAATATTGCAGGCACGGGAACTTATAAGATTAATAATATAGAAGTTGTTACTCCAATTGGCTTAGGAAATAATGTTACTCAAACTTCTATTACTCGAGTAGGTGTATTAAATGAGTTAACAGTAACTAATGTAATTGTTAAAGGTAACGGTCTAATGAATAAGACTGGGTCTTATTCATTAACATCGGCTATTTCTTCTGGAACTTCTACTGGTTCTGCAATTACAGTGACACTGTCTGAGGTAGTTCCAATTATTAATGTTGGTTCAACAGTAGTAGTTGATGGGTTATCAACTACTGAATTTAACAGCATTTATGTAATTTCAACTGTAACTTCTCTTACTACTGTAACACAATTTGTTGTTATTGCCCAAGGTGCATTGTCGACTACTACTGCTGCATTAGGTGCAACTCCTGCGGTATATTTTAACGATCTGATGTTGTCAGCTGCTCCCGGATACAATATTAGCGGATTAACTGTACCTACGGGGGGTATTGATGTTACTGGAAAACGACTTAAAAATCTTCCGTTCTCGTCAGTACCATCAGACGCAGCAACAGTTGAATACGCTAATCTAGTTGCCGGAACCCAAGCTACTAAAGGTATTGCAATTACAATTGATGAAACACGAATGGTAGATCCTAAAATAGAAATCGCCACGTTGTTGAATAAATTAATGCCACCTGCTAACTCAATAACACCTCCAAATTATCCATCTGATAATCTATATGATTTACCCGAAGATTACAGAGCAAGAGTATTGTGCCAGACAAACAGTGTTCTTATAAAGAATTTACCAATTAATGTTGTGTCAACGTCAACAACGGTATTGAGCGACCCCTCTGGCGCTCCAGTAAATGTTCTACAATACATTTCAATCACTTCAGGCCAACTTACAACCTCTACTTCACTAACATATAACATTAGAGAATTTAGAATTTTTGGACCTTCTAGTGGCAGGCCTGCAAAAATATGGGAATGGTATAGAGATATACCTTAATAAGGAATAGAGATGTCGTATCAAATTAGAAAATCAGATGGATCGTTATTAGTCGATCTAGCCGACGGTGTTACTGATCGATCAAGGACAAGTCTGTCTCTTGTAGGAAAAAATGTATCATCTTTTGGTAAAGATCAAAATGAAAACTTTGTCAAGTTAGTAGAGAATTTCTCTAATGTTAGCCAGCCACCTAACTCATTAACAGGACAGTTGTGGTTTAATAAATCATCTGATCAGATGTATGTAAAAACTTCTACAGGATTTATAAGTATTGGTCCATTTGCCGACACTACTACAGCCCCAGTTGATAGTGATACTACTGACTTGGCTACTACTGCATTTGTTCATTCTGTTGTTCCTAAAGGAATTATCCTAATGTGGTCTGGATCAATTGCAACTATCCCTAATGGATGGGCTCTATGTGACGGAGCAGTGCATAACGGTGTATCCACCCCAGATCTTCGTAATCGATTTGTGTTAGGCGCTGGTCCCCTACCATTTGGTTCAGTAGAAGTTGATGATACTGGTGGTAATAATACGATTACTCAAGTACCTGCACATCAACATAGTTATTCTGCTACTACTGATGCAAACAGTGAAAATCATACTCATTCTGGGATAACATCAAGTCAAGGAATTCACAATCATGTATTCCCTGGAGATGACCAGTTATCATTTGCTAACGGGGTAGGCGGCTGGACTGCTGATTCTGTTGCATCCTTTGGTTATGATGCTAGATCAGTTACTGGTGGCGGCGGCCAGCTTTGGAAAACAACTACTGCCGGACAACATAATCACACATTTACAACAGGTAATCAATCTAGTTCACACAATCATAATATTGAAGGCGATACTTCGGTAACCGGAGTTTCTAGTGTTAACATTCTAAATCCTTACTGGGCATTAGCTTTCATCATTAAAGTGATTTAACGGTAAATATTTAGAATTGGAGCTTTCAGGATGCCATATACAGTATATAAAACAAACGGTGTAAAACTAACAATTGTCGAAGACGGCAAGTTGAATATTTCTACTGATTTACAACTAGTCGGTAAAAATTATGCCGGGTATGGTCAGGTTGTAAATGAGAACTTTGTAAAACTATTAGAAAACTTCTCTAATGGTATCGCACCGTTAAATCCATTAACTGGACAAATTTGGTATGATTCGTTGACCAAGAGATTAAAAATCTACACCGGTACAAAATGGAATCAGTATCTTTCTACTACAATTTCATCAAATAGACCAGTAGATTTAACAAATGGAGAATTTTGGTTTGATTCTGCTGCTCTAAAATTATATATTAAAAATAGAGATAGTTTTGTACTAATTGGTCCAAGTGCAGGCACAATAGGGGGCAGCAGCACCGGCGGCGTCGGAACTAGTATTATTATTGCTGATACAACAGTTGAATACGAAGCAATTAAACTAACAATTGGAGAAGCAACACCGGCAGTTATTTCTCCTTTTACGTATGATGTAGATGCAACTGATCCATTTGTTAGTCAATATACTAAAATATACAATGGTATAACATTAGCTGGCGCAGATGCAACTACTGGTATTTCTTCTACAAACGGAAGTTATTTTTGGGGAACCGCAGCTGACTCAGTAAGATTCGACGGTTTGCCGTCTACTGATTTTCTAAAAACAAGTGATGTTGACATATTTGCCACTGCTATTACTCAATTGAATAGTATTACTAGAATTAGTACAGGCGGACCCTCCGTCCCGGGCAGTATAGAAGGGGCCTGGACATTAGAATCTGGTTCTACATTACAATCCACTTTTGCTGACTTGGCAGAACGTTATGCTGCTGACGCAGTATACGAGGCTGGCACTGTGCTAATGATAGGCGGTGAGCAAGAAGTTACTATTTGTACTCATAAATTTACAACGACTGTAGCTGGAGTTGTTAGCACACAACCTGCTTATATGTTAAATTCGGCAGCTGGAACAAATGATACACATCCTTACATTGCCCTAAAAGGAAGAGTACCGTGTAAGGTTGTCGGTGGAATAAAGAAAGGCGACCTGTTAGCTGCCTCTAGCACTCCTGGTGTTGCACAGTCTATTGGTGACACTCCGTACGATCCTAATTGCATTATTGGCAAGGCATTGGAAGATTATAGTTCCAATCAGGTCGGCCTGATTGAAATTAAAGTTTAACGAGCCATTGGAGCTTTAATAGCTTCATGACTTTCGTACCCTTCTAAGTTAACATCTTCCATACCAAAGTGTGTAATCACACTAATTTCTGGATTAAGTGATAACTTAGGCAAAGGCAACGGATCTCTTGTTAATTGTTCTTTAACTTGCTCTACATGGTTTTCGTAGATATGAGCATCGCCGATAGCAATAATTAGTTCACCAACTTCTAAATTACACACCTGTGCAACCATGTGAGTAAACAATGCGTAAGATGCAATATTGAACGGCACTCCCAGAAACATGTCAGCACTACGCTGATACATTTGACAACTTAATTTGCCGTTATTGACGTAAAATTGTGCCATCATATGGCACGGCGGCAAAGCCATCATGTCTAGTTCTCCCGGATTCCACGCTGAGATAATATGTCTTCGACTGTACGGATCTTCTTTAATACTGTTAATTAACTCAATTAGTTGATCGTGATTTTGCAAGACAACTTTGTTAATACGCACTAATGGTTTACGCCATTTGCGCCATTGTACACCGTATATACGGCCAAGATCTGCAGGATGTCGTTGTAGTCTTTTTTCTACCCAATAAGGAGCCTGTGCATTCTCTGTCCAGATTGTTTTCTTATCTGTATATCGTTCACCGTGCAAAATTTCTCGTAAACGACCTTCATCTCCACTGCCTTCGATAAACCAAAGTAGTTCGCTTACCACTGCTTTCCACGCTAACTTTTTAGTAGTAACAGCAGGAAATCCTTCGGTAAGGTCAAATCGCATTTGCAATCCAAATTTACTAATAGTACCTACACCTGTTCTGTCCGGTCGTGATTCGCCGTTTTCTAAAATGTCTTTTAATGCATTTAGGTATGCGTGTTCTGAATGTTTCATACGTTGTACTCTTTTATAATATATTTTACTGGATCAGTAAATGTAGCATGTTCTTTAACTTTTGTAAAGTTTGTTTTTACATAGTCTAAATTAAAGAATGTGTCGCATTGAAAGTTGGCATCTATCTCTGTTACATAATACCTATCTATAAATCCAGCATATTCTTTATAAATGGCACTACCGCCGATTATAAAAATTTCGTTATCGGGATATTCGTTACTACAGAAAACTATCGCAGTATCTGGATTTGAAAAAGTATGATCAGCTGCACCTTGTCCTGAAAAATTATGTGTCTTAGATAACACTACATTAATTCTATTAGGTAATGGTTTGCATCCTAAACTTTTCCAAGTTGTTGATCCCATTATAACAATTTGATTACTTGTTAATTTTTTGAACCATTGAAGATCCTTACTAAGATGCGGCCAAGGCATGCTTCCTTCGAAGCCAATACCCTGATCCCTCTCCACTGCCACTACTGCGTTAATCATTCAGCAACGATTTTTTCAGCCTTGACTGTTTTCTTTTTTGGAGGATCCATCTCGTCAGCCTGCTTACGTAATTGTTGAGCTTGTTTGAATAATGCATCTGCTCTTGAGCGTAGTTCAGCTGGAGAAAGTTCAAAATCTGATTTAGAATCTGCAGATGTATCGACCGCTTTTTTAGGTGCAACTTTCTTTTCTGCTTTTTTCTGTGAACCGTCATTTACTGCTAGTTCATCAATTGTAATACCTTTTTGGGTTGCAATGATCTCATTAAGTTCATTTAATGCAATTACAGTTTGTGAATCAGGTGTCATGTTAACTAAGGTTGTTTTTACCTTAATCAAATGTCCATTGTTATGCAGATAACCTAACATGTTACTGCCATCTGGAAAGCGTCTTGCAGACAAAATATCTGCTAACTCGTTAGCCTGTTGCCCGTTATCGCTTTCTAGTACAGTCATTAGGGTGTCGTGATAGCTATCACCTAACCCTTGAGTTCCCACCACTAAACAGTTATGTGGATCTCCTGGAATTGTTCGATATACAACAGCAACCCTAGCAGAGTTGTTTTTCATTTTTCCGACGTGTTTCATTTTTTAGTCTCCTATTATGCTTCTGGTTGGCCGTCAGCCGCTTGTTGCGCCGGCGCAACCGCATTTAGAAATGCATCTAATTTATTAAACACACTCCCAATTGCAGCCATCTCAGAGGCGCCAAATGCACCACGACGACTTGCCGCATCAATAATTGATCTGATATTTTGCAAATCAGTAATAGTTAATTCTGGCGCTGCCTGTGGTGTAGTTTGTTCTTCTTGGTTTTCCATTTTTATTTCCTATCAATTGTTATATAAGTGAGGGCATCCTAAACTGAGCATACTTAACTCTTTTGGATCCTCTACAGCAATTTCGCACATTTCTGTGATCTTGTTGTTTTTATCCAACTTATGAGTTTTCTTAACACAATATCGACTATTGAGATTAACATAAATCCAATTATCGATATTGGCCAATTCCTTTATATTTTCAGTGTAAGTTCTAGCAAAATGAAAAGGAATGTATGAAAGTTTCCTGACTCCCAATACATTCAACGGATTAACAGTTCCTCTAATCAATGCCATTATGTACCTACTTTACTCTCTGTTTATTTATAATGCGCGGTCTGGCCGAAGGGAGAAATAATAGAGTCGTTGCCATGTACAATAAACAAACTTTCGCAATAATTCTCATCTCCCCAACTACCGCATGGATATCCGTCAGTGAACATAATAAAGCGTTTTGGCTCAATACCTTCTTCTTTCATAAAATCGTAGTTTACATCAAAGTCAGTACCACCACCACCTTTGCATTCGTATTCCATAATCTCGTCAGCAGTGTCACCGGTAAATCTTGCATAGTTATAGACTTGCGTGTCAAAGCACCACAAATCTAGCTTGAAGTCTGTGTATTCGTCCATTATGCCTTTAACTTCGCTCAAGAAGTCTTTTGCCATTTTGTCTGAGATAGAACCTGACATATCAATTGCTACGGACACATCAATAGTTTCTTCATTCATCATGCCTGGCAAGATAGCACCACAATGCTGACTCTTACGGTTAGGGCGGCTAAAGCTAAAGTTGCTTTTAATGATACTTTGGATGTTCATACGCAACATCTGACGCCAATCCATCTTAGGCTCAGTAAAGTCATTGATCATTCGTGCAACACCGGCCGGTACACGACCTGCTCCGGCACTCTGTGCCGCGGCTACCATTGCTTCTTTAATCTCATCACGGATTGCTTTTTTCTCAGCTTCTGTGTAACGGGGACGACCTTTGCCACTACCGTCTATATCACCGTCTTGGCCTTCTCCGTCACTTTCACCGTCGCCTTCTCCGTCCAGGTGCTCGTCTAAAAGTTCGCCAAGTTTACTGATGTCAATTTTTTGAGCCTTTGAATATAACTCGTCGTAAATTTCTTCGTAGCTCTTTCCGCGATATTTGTCATCTTGGAAAATTTTAATAAAGCTAGGCACCTCGCCAATTTTCTCGTCTTTAAGAATTTGGTTAGTTGCATAGTCAGCCGCAATGTTTGACAACTGTGGATCACGATGATCACGACGGCCCATGTGATCAAATACATTGTGTAACACTTCGTGAGCAAAGCCAAACTCTGCTTCTTTCGGTTTAAGTTTGTCTACGAATTCATTATTGTAATAGAAGTTACGACCGTCTGTGGCCAAAGTAGCACACCAGTCGGACGCATCAATAAGTTTCATGCGTGTAGCAAGATTTCCAAAGAACGGATGACGGAGTAACAGACCTACTCGTGCCGTAATTAGCTTGTCGAGAATCTTTGCCTTTTCTGCAGAATTGAATTCTCGATTCTTAGTAGGCTTCTTAATTTTTTCTGCTTTCATTACTGTCATAGTAAATCCTTTTGTGTCTATACACTATTATATAGTCAAATTCGTAAATGAGCAAGTAAAAAAGGCCCCTGCGGGCCTTTTTTATCCTTCCATTGCTTGGATAATGTACTTGCCGTACTTGTCATGGAATTTGTCAAAGTGTTGAAGTTTAGATGCATCAAATGGCAAATTGTAATTTGTAAGCGCAACCTTAGCACCCATAACAACTAGCTCAGTTGGAAAATTATCCATCATAAACTTGAAGAACAAGTCAGCCTGCGAATCCCAATCTTTGGCTTTTTTGCGGTCAGCCTCTTGAAGTTCGTAGCACAGGCTAATAGTCAAAGAGTACATTGCAGAGATTTCTTTGATATCTACTTTGCTAACTTTGCCAGTCAAAATATCTTCTGGCTTAGGCATTTGGTTAGCAACTTTGCGGTGCGCCATAAACTTAACAGCAAGACCTTCACCGACCGCCCCCGCCACAAGGTCAGTTAGTGTACCTTCATCCAGGTCGTCGTCAGTTAGCAATTCGCTAACAAACATCCAAGAACGAGGAGTAGCAAAGGCACGTGAGCTAGACTTTGGATCAAAGTCATACAAGTCTTGCTTGGCAAAGCCAACATAACCTACGACTTGTTGGTGGACACGGTTAGAAGTAGCCCAGTTCAACCAATCTTCATAATCGGTACGCAACTCCAAGTGAACGAAACGGTTTGCCAACGGAGCAGGCATACGATAAGTAACACCCTTGTCAGTTTCGCGGTTACCTGCGGCAACAATACTAACACCTTTTGGCAATACATAAGTACCAACACGGCGGTTCAACACTAATTGAAAAGCCGCTGCCTGTGTAGCAGGAGCCGCAGAGTTCAATTCGTCCAAGAACAAGATTGCAGTGGAATTTGGATCAGTGGGCAATTCTGCAGGAGGTGCCCAAGTCATCGTACCTGAATCGGAATTGTAATAAGGAATGCCTTTAATGTCAGTGGGTTCCCAAAGGCTCAATCGAACGTCGACTACTTCTCGGCCTTGTTCGTCGCCAATTTGTTTAACGATATCGGATTTACCGATACCTGGAGGGCCCCACATAAACACGGGACGTTGAATTTTGACACACTTACGAATAGAACGTTTTGCTTCGTTAGGTGTAACGGTACGGTTTGCGCTAAGTTTCTCTGCCATTTGAGTCTTTCAAAAAATAAAACAGTGGGTTAATTTGTTACTGTGTTACTATTGTAGCGCAAATTTAGGTATTTGTCAAGCAGATTTTGTGTTGTATTTTTGCGACATTGTTTTAGCTTTGTTATATTTTTGGAGATCTCCCCCAAAAAGTACTAGTTGGACTGCAAGTTTTTCGGTAAAAACTACAATGTGCTTTCGACTAAGGTAGTACGGGCTACCAATAAAATGCTCTAAATCTAAAATAAATTGATTGGTTACTGTGTCTAGTGGTTGCGGAAAGTCTATCTTGTAAGATTTGAACCCTGCTTTTTGTTCAAAATCTTCTAACCCTCTGTCAGTAAGTCTCATGCTGCCAGTTTCTCTAGGGTTTTGCCACCACAATCTATACCAGTCTTTGAAACTTTTTTCCGTGATTTGAATTCCTAGTTGTTCTAAGATCTTCCTAGTTAGTAACGTCTTCTGATCCATCATAGTTGACCTGCTCACCCGTAGTTAACTTGAATACAGCAAAGTCATTGCAAGTGAAAAGTTTATTGAGCTTTTCTGCAAGATTAAATGCGTGACCTTTGTTAGAAAAACTAACTTTTTTATATTTCGGACCCAGTCGTTGTGCTATGATGCTGGTAGTTTTTAAGTTTACAGGTTGTTCCTTGTAAAAAACTGCCCAAATAGCATCTGCCTCTAAGACTTGTTCAGTCTTATAAGTCTTTTTATTGGTAATTTCTAATAATACTTTTGGCTTAGGCCTTGACATATATGCGCTCCGGAATTGTGTACGCATATATTTATTCCAAATTTATTAAAATCTACCACCGTCCATTTTAACCTGCATTGACTCTTGAACAGGGGTACTTATTACAACTGGCTTTTCCGATCCAGCTAATCTAGTCATTGTTGTAGCTAGACTATCATATAGTGCTTGTACTTCTTTTATGTCTAGATTTAGACTCTTTTGATTACTTTTTACAGCAATTCTGGCCTTTTCCAAGAACATTTCTATAGGTAAAGTGTTAAGATAGGTCATTTTTCTTTTCCTAGTTGGCTAAGTGATTGCTTCATATCCTCATCAGTCTTAAAAGGTCCTTTATATGGATATCGTTCCAATGTAATTAGTTTAGGACAAAAGCTCTTAACCCATCCTTTCCGAAATTGAATAATATAATACCCTGCACAGTACAAACTTTTACTTTTACTACTCTTAGAGTAGATTGGCAGCTTCTTTTTAATATTATAAACTGGATTGTGTGGTTTACTGCTACATGGATACTCGTAAACATTTAGTAAAACCTCTGGCTTTTTTGTAGAAACTTTAATAATTTTTTCTACTTCTTTCCGTACATCCTCACCAAACTGATTTTTAATTTCTTCTTTAGTGGGAAAATCAATTTTTACCCCCTGTCGATAAAAACTAAAACCTTTCTTTTCTTTGTTCAGTGTGCCTAGTTTTTTCCCACCGTCTTCCACTATCCAAATTTTATTCGGAACTAATACTTTAGCAACTGCGTTCATTTTACATACCTTGCGTTTAATGGATCTGCATACGACTGCACGTTATCGCTGATTCGTTGAAGATCGTATTCTGCACAAAATTTGAGTAAGCGAATTCCTACTTGAGAAATATTCTTCTCTTTTCCAAGTGCTTCTTTAATTGTTTCAGTAATGATAGCGCGGATATCTTCCGGTTGTGCAGTTAGATCGCATAACAATTTATTGCGTTCATAGCATTCTTTAACTCTCTGTTCTACTCCTTCGTGGTCGGTCCAACGCTGAAGCATCATGTTGTTCCAATTATAGCCTTTGGAATCACGATCCGCAAATGCCTCACGAAGACCGACTTTATTCTTTGTGCCTTTTTCACGCACACCCGGATACGCACTAAAGATGTTATCGCTAGTATCGCCACGCATACATTTTTCAAATAACAACCATTCGGGATCTGGAATAGATTTGGGTAAGTTAGTTTTCTTATCGATTACATACTTGCCCTTCTCATCAAAATATCCCTCGTGCGTAATTGTAACTTGAGTAACACCGTTATATTGTTTAACATTTGGTGCGATTAATTGTGCGAAGTCGCCGTCTGTTGAAATAACAATGTGACTATCATTTGGATGGCTTTGGATGAAGCCTGCGATTAAATCATCTGCTTCTAACCTAGGATGTTGTAGTACTGTGCAATTAGTCTTATTAATAATAAACTCTTTGAATTGATCAAATGTTTCCCAAAACAATTTTTCTTCTTCAGCTTCGCGAGGACTATGTGCCGCCCGAGCTTCTGTACGTTGCCGCTTATAGGGCGCATACGCATCCTTACGCCAGCTTCGACCTTCTAAGAAAAACACCACATGGGTTCCGTTAAAATCTCTCCACGCCTTCCTAACAGAGTTAAGAATAATTTGCATTGCCATTCCTACTTTTTCATCTGCGTTACCGCGGACTACGTGTCTTGCACGAAAGAATGTGTTTGCTGTATCGACTAAAATATATACCATTAGCTAATTTCGGCTTTGCCGTTGCCTAAGTTGTTTACATTGACATAGCCAGATCCACGTCCGTCCATATCAACTCCTGCTTCGTTCCCAATGTTACGGCACAAATCCTGAAACCATCTATCGACAATCTCTTCGTCGCTGTCGCCATTGTAACCTGCTAGTCTTAATTCTACTATAAAATACTCGTTCCAGTCAAGCTCAAAAAAGCCATTTCTTACATTATCTTTGTTTACTTTAGTGTCAAGTACTGCAATATATGATTCTTCTTTTTCTGTTGCACGTTCTTTTGGAGTTAACTTAGCAAGTCGAATTGTTTCTTCGACAACAAGTTGTTCTTTTAATTTCGCCTGAAGAGCTGCTTCGGCAGCTAATTCAATCTTGTCTATTCCTAATACTCGTTTAATAAATTTTTTCATTATGTTCCCCACTCATTCTTAAACAACGGCACCTGAAGTCGATCACTATATCTTAACCCATGTTTCATTGCCATGTCTGCTACTTTACGATTGTTTAGTGAATAAACAGTTTCTACTCCGCCTACGGGCATTAGATAAATGTGACCAGTGAACCCTGCTTTACGATAAGCGGCAATAGCACATTCAGCATCAGCAAAGTCTTGCTCAGTGGCAATAACAAACTTCAAATAAACTGTGCCGTAGTTTTCATAGTCGCACACTACTGCAGGTTTGATTGCATCATCCCACGGTTCGCCTGAGCACGGAAGTTTGGCACTTACACTAAAAGTAATCTCACGTTGAAAATCAACATTAGGCATTTGCCATTGAATTAGATAATCTTTGAATGCCTGTGTAAGCCGCATAGTACCATTTGTTTCAAACGTAATCTCTTTTAGGCCACGCATCTTTTCGTGATTGAGTAAGTCTGGATAAGCACGTTGCCAACCTAACAACGGTTCGCCACCAGTAATAACTAGGTGCTCATCTTTCCATTCATTGAAGGGCAATATCTCCGAAATTCTATTTGCGATGGCGTCTGTTGTAAGCATAGGACTAAGGTCCTTAAAATCTGGATGCCAAGAAGCATAACTATCACACCCAGTACTAACAAGCGGAAGTTCTTCATATTTGTCAAATGCTTTAATCATTGTGTGGGTAGCCGCAATATCTGTTGCTTCGTGACTTACTTCTCCACGCGGCATGCCGAACCCCTGGCAAGTGAAGTTGCACCCAAATGTGCGTAGAAACACAGACGGGACGCCCATGTAGCGTCCTTCACCCTGGATACTGTAAAACAGTTCTGCTATCTTAATTTTACTCATATATGTTTGACCACTTCTTTAGTTTTTCGATCTTAGCAGCCTTTGCAGCTTCTAAGTGTTCTAACGATATTACACTCTTTTCTAGCATGATGTCAATCATTGCGAGCATATCGCCCAATTCTTCTTCGAGGTGTTCTCGATTAGTCTTCGGCTTACCTGGTTTGAAATTGTCAATTCCAAACCGACTAATTTTACTAACTGCTTGGATAACTTCTGCACATTCTTCTTGCAGGATATCCATAACTTCTTTTAATTTACTATCCATTGGTTTTTCTTTGCTCTAAATATTCGTCATTGTGAATCCACTTGTTATTGACAAGGAATCCCCATTCTCGTGTTTGCGGACCTGGCATAAACATTGTCCATGCGGTTACATTGGGATCTAGCTCAATACGATGATAGCTACTGGCACTACATACTCGAAAATGTCCCGGTCCACGCCACTTGCACATTTCGGCAATCTTCTTACCATCAGTATTAAAGACAGGTGTCCATTCGTAGTAACCGCCCTTTAAGATAAGCGTAGCGTAAGGCCATGGATGATCATGCACATCATCGGGGTCTGACTTAAGAAACTTGTGAATGAACACATTAAAGGGGAAATACTTTCTGTCTTTAAGAAAAATGTAGTAACGTTCGAGATAAGGTTCATTTGCTTGTCTGTCCATTACAATACGTTTGCGACCAAATTTTTCTAATGTATTCAACAACCATTTCATTTACATGTTTCCAAAAAATCATCCAATCGTTTTGCAGCCTCGTCAAAGTCTACAGCCCATACCTTAGCATATAAAATACCATCTTTGATAACAAGATCAAATGGCACTACTCCATTAAATCTAAAGTCGTTTGGTACTTCGGTTGTAACATCAAATTCTTGTAAGTGCTTTGCACGGCTAATAAAATGATCCATTATATCTTTTGCGGTTTCCATATTATTCCTTTGGAAATGATTCACTGAACGGCCAAGATGTGTTAGGATTAGGTCTTGGTTTAAGTTTAATGTTCTTTTCAATAACGTCTCCGCTGATTTCATCGCATAAATCAATTTGGAATGGTGCAATGATATGTACTGCGGCATCTTCTTCTTGCCAATCATGTTCACCATCGTAGAGCCAACCTGCACCACCTTCGTAGTAGAGTTCTTTAAGTTCTTGTTGTTCCATTTCCGAAATATCGTCACTGAATTCC